TTATATTTGTAGGTTTATAAACTGAAGTATCCATTTTAGCTGCTTGCTTAGCTTCCTCTGCATTTGCTATAGCTTTAAACATACCACCTGTTTCCATTTTATTAGAAGTACCTCTATTATAAGCAGGAGTTTGTGTTCTTTCTTTTTTTGAACTAGGTTCAGCTGTCTTAGTTCCAGGAACAGACTGATATGTCATAGAACGTTTTTCGTGTAAGTCTGTTAGTAATCCTTGTTTTCTAGGTGTTGCTTTGACTTTAGCTGCCTTCTTTGCAACCTTAGCTCCCTTATATCTTTTACGTCTTAGAGCAGCACTATCAGTTGTAAACGTAGCTAATGCCTCTCCTTTTCTATTGTATTCTCTAGCCATTACTTTTTTCTCCTTTGTTTAAGTTTAAGTTTAGGCATCTTCTTAAACTTCGTAGAAGAATTAAGTTTAGACATAACTTTTTTATATGCCTTTTCTGCCTTTTTCTTTTTCTTTCCATACTGTTCTTTATGTATAAAAGACTGAGTATTAGCTGTAGTAAAACTCAATATTTAGACCCTCCTGTTTTGTTAGCTGAATGTCTACCATAGTTAGGATATCTAATACCTTTAGCAATCTTCCAAGCATCCTGACTCATTCTACGTCTTTGAGTTACAGAAATCTGTTCTGCTTTTTGATTAGCCATTTGTTTCAATGTTAAGAAACAAGCAGACTTAGCTTCATTAAGTAAGTATGTAAACATTTGTACAGGTAAGTCAGGAGTAAATGTATCTGACATTGTAAATGCTACAGACCTTTTACCATGACATTGTGTTTTACTATTTTGTAATGTTGTTTCTAAAGTTTTTATATATGCATCCATTACAATTGTTTCATCATCAAATGATGTAAAATACTGTGGACATTTATCATTAAGTATGTTAAGAGTAATACCAGTAGTATCTGTAACTTTCTTTATGTTAGTAGCTGTACTATCTCTAGCATCTACTATATCCATAAAGTCTTCTGGTAACTTATATGTTATGAGTTCAAAGTTATCTTTATCTGTAGCTTTCTTTTTATTGTTATACTTAATCCATTTTAAGTCAATAATATCTTCAGGTAACTTCATATGAGTAGGTCTATCATCTGTACCACTAGCTGTTAACTTAAATAGTTCATATAAAAACGCATAGTTCTTACCATCAATAATATTGTAGTAAGTAGTCTTAATTATCTGTGCTACTTGTAAAGCTTCTACACTATCATTAATGCTATTGACATCATCTGAATCCATGTCAGATAAGATGTCTTGAGTCATTGCTAGTAAATTCATTTTAGCCATTAGACTACTCCTAATACTCTTAAAGATAAACTAGCGTATTGAATAGTAGCTGATGCACTAGTTTTAGATTTAACTTCTATATAATCATTAGTAGCCATAGTTGTACTTCCAATAACTGTAATATTTCCCCAATCACTTGTTGTTGTAGTTCTTATACTTCTTGAACCTGCTATTTCTACACCATTTTTAAATAGAGCAAACTCTACATCTTTATTACTACCTGAAGCTTGATTACAAGCCATTGCTAAAGTAATTGTAACATTCTTTGTATCTGTACCATCATACCTAAGTCTAGCATTAGGTGATGTTTGAACTGTAAAGTCTGATACAACTCCACTAACCCATGTAGGGTCTAGTATTACATCTGATGTAGTATTAGCTTGTGTGTATGTAGGACTAGCTGAATTAAATGCAATGTAGACATTAGCTACTGCATTAGGTGCTGTCCATGAACCTGAACCAGAACCATTAGCAACATAAACAGTTTTATTAGCAGCTGATGCTACTCCTTTTGGTTCATGTAGGTCACTTCCTGTAATAAGATTATGTTGTATTGTCATAATGTTTCCTTGTTAAATTAGGGGTAAGCCCTCCTAAGAGGGCGTTACCGAGGTATTACACGTCGTATTTAAATTTAACTACGACTCTAGCAGTACCTGCAGTATAAGTACCTGTAGTTGCTGCTACTAATTGCCCTGCATTTGCACCAATTGTAGTGCCTACTAGGGCACCTGCACCAACAACAACTTTATTTGCTGTTAATGCTGCTGTTGCAGTTGCTGCTACCAAACCATCAGCATCAATTACAGTGCCATCAGCTTGATACAAACCAATAGTTAGGTTAGTACCACCAACCCATGCATCATCTACATACAATACAGCTTCAACAATAGAAGCATTTGCAGGTATTGTTTGTGGAAGATTACTATTTAGTGTTGTTGAAAGATTGTCAAAGCTAAAAGTCCACTCCGCACTTTTAACAATACCTTCTTTTGTAGACTCTTGACCACCATATTTATTTTTAGTAGTACGAGTCCCATAGTGATTTGCAACGCCCCTTATAGGAGCCAATTCGATAGTCATAATTTTTCTCCTTAGTAAGTTGCTTCATCAGTTAATAGAACGCCTAGTGTATCAGCACGCTGAACACCAAACCCGAACCTAGAAGTAACCTGATATTTATCAGCTCTTTCTTCTTGGTCTCTCCAACCTTCTGTTTGCGGAGCACGTCTCCATGCATGCATAACAGGCTTACATGAATCATCTGCTACGCACATGAAGATGTTAGCCTTATCACCAATTTCAGCTGTATCATTAGCTAGGTCATATGCTGAACCGTCAATGACTTCTGTTGCTGTAAGTGATGGTAAGAAGTTAGAAGTGTAAATATCCCAACCCATAATGTTTCTTACGAAACGATGGTCTCTAGCAAAACCTTCGTTAAGAACACCTTGGAATTGCGGAGTGTTATTAACTACAGATGTTTGTGAGATTAATGTGTTGAGTGTTGCCTCTACGATAGGGTCAACAATAGCAATACGACCTGAAGCAGGTGCATTAGCTTTGTCAAACGCTAGTTTCATAGCTACAAAGTCGCCTAGAACAACATTTCTTGTTGCTGCTCCAGCTCCACCAGCTACGAAACGGTGAGGTCTACCATTAACTAAGTTAAGGTTAGCTGCTGTTTGTCCGCCATTAGCGACAGCTAAGAAACGTCCTTCGTGGTTTTCACCAAGAGCACGTGTTGATTCCATAGCTCTCATAGCCATGAGTTGGTCTACCTGTGAACCATCTTCACGTAGGTCATCAGTTACTTTCCATGCATCACCAATGTAGTCAGTGATAGATAAAGTGATAGTACCTGTGTCTATGTTTGTAAAGTTCAGAGGTGTATCCTCTGCTGCATCTTGAAGTGTTACAGTACCAACTGTTTTAATGTTTAGTGTTGTACCTGAACCGAAGTCTGTTACATCACGATACATTCCTTCTGGAAGAAGGTAGTCGTGTAAATTATCAAGAATAAACTGAGAATACTGTTGCGATTCAATGAACGCAGTTGTATTTGCAGTAGTATGTGCCATTCTTTAAGTCTCCTTAAGACTGATTAATTTTAGCTTTAGCTCTACCCCACGCTGCTAATAAGTCTTTAGTTGAACCACCTTCTACCTTTGCAGATAGTTCAGTTGGTTTAGCTTGTTGACTTAATGCTTCAGTATTAATATCACCACTAGAACTAGCTACTGGTGCTTTAGCTGCAGATAAACCTGCTGCTTTTAATACTACTGTAGGGCTTGTTGCTGCAAGCTCGTTAAGTTGTTTAACGGATAAGTTAAGTTCTTTTGCAATAGAGTTGTAAGTATCTTCAGCTTTATCACCATACTGAGCAGTAAACTTTTCAGCTACTGACTTAGCATTAGACTCTGCTTTAGCATTTGCTTCTCTTGTTGCAATAGTTTGATTAACTAAATCCATCACATTATCTTGATTAAGTTCTCCACTCTGCACGGTCTGTGCTGGTGTTTGAACTCCAGACTTTAATTCATCTATAAGTTCCTGAGTAGTTTGACGCTTAGTTAGTTCTTCTCTTACAGAAGCTAATTCAGACTCTAAAGTCTCAATATGTTTCTGTGCATGAGGAACAGACTTTAAAGCATCCTCTGGACTCTGATACTTTTTACCCTCTCCAACTAACTCTTGAGCTTCGGTCGGAATTTCAAATGTCTTTGGTTGAGTATCTTGTTGTACAGTCTCCTTGGTAGGTTCTTGTACAGGTGTTTCAGTTGTTTCTGTTTTTACTTCATCATTCATGTTACATCTCCTTTGGTCAAGGTAATAAATTATATAGTTTTGTTAAAGCTTTTTGTATTCCTCTTTGATAAGCTTGATATTCATTGAAAGCAGGTAACTTAAAATTATCTTCATCCATACACTTTCTATTGGATATTTCTACTTGTTCATTAAGATAAACACGTAACTCTTCAAACACTTGTTTCTTTGTTAAGGCTTTAGCCTTTTCACTTTTTAAATCCATACTATAATTATACCATATTTTTAAGTAAAAGTCAAGCTTTTACGGTTACATTACAGGTGGTTCTTCTTGTTCAGGAGCTACTTGCATTTGTTCAGCTTCCTGTATCTGTTGGTCAACCATTTGCTCTTCCATTCCTGGACCAACTTGTTGTGCCTGTAAATCTTGTTGAATCTGCATCTTAAGTTTTTCTTGTTCAGCAGCTTCAAATAATGCAGCGTTATCTTTCATAAATCCATATTGGTCAAAGCCCATATACTCTTCTACCATCTTAGCTACAAGCTTAGGTGATACATGTGGACTAATCATTTGACCTATTGGACTATTAAATACACCTAGCATATTCTGTAATAACTGCGCTCTAGCAGCATAATGTCTAGCACCTATAGGTCTAATCTTACCTCTAGATGTTAAGTCTTCTTTAGTAATAGATAAGAAGTCTTGTACTCCAAAGTCATCATCATATACTTTAGCTAGTTCAGGTAAATCTAAATTACGTTTAGCTGACTCTAACATTACATTTAAAATAGGTTCTAAGAACTCTACTTCAAACTGATTAACTTTGTTTTGGAATATTCTACCAGCAGCATTTTGTAATGATTGTACTTCAAATGCTGTTTTCTCACCTGGTGTTCTAATACCCATAGCTTCTCTAGGAGCACCTGCCATTTGTTCCATAGTATTCATTAATCCTACTAACTCATTGTTAACTTGGAAAGCAGCAGGATTAGGTGGTAACATATTAATAGCACCATCTTCTTGTAAATGAATAGTTGTTTCTGGTCCCCATTCAAATGGGTCTACTTCACCTTTAATTACCATAGGTGGATGTATAGTTAAATCTAATGCATCAGCTTTAGCATTTTCTAAATGGTCTAGTCTATATTGCATACCTACTAGATTATCTAAAGGACCCATACCATATAAGTTATCAGGTCTTTTTCTCCATGCTACATGAGCTTTACTATCTCTACCGATATAACTAGGATTCTCAATATTACGTATTACATAGTTTCTATCAATGATAGTAATAATTCTATTTTTATGTAGTTTCTCTTCATCTTTATCATAGAAGTCTCCTTCAAACTCAATAACTTCTACCATACCAGATTGATAGTATTCTTGTAGTGTACCAAAACCATCAGCTATATATGCATCTGCTTTATTAATATCTTCTTGTCTAAACATAGATATAGAGTTTCTAATATCTAGTGCTTTATTAAATGCTGATTTTTTATATTGTAAGTCTGGTCTTTCTTCTACATCTTGTTTTAGTTCTCCTACAGATTTAACATATCTAGTAAACTTAGGTGACTTAGCAAAAGAACTAGCTACAGGATTAAATACAATATCAAATGGTGATATACGTTTTAATTTAGGACCATTATATGTTGTAATAGTTTCTTCTGTTATAGGGTCTACATGTTCTTCATTAACATATCTTACTTCACCAAAAGCATTACCATAGTCAATGTAATCATAAACTAGTAAACTTACTTCTTCTCTAAACTTAGATTCTTTTAGTTTAGTTTTCATATAAGCTTCAATAGCTTGTCTTTTCTTAATAGTAGAATCTTCTCTAGAAGCTCCTTCCCATTTCATCCAGTTATCATTAGGAAACAATGCATCCATATAGTTTGCATGTAAGTTATCTCTAATCTGAGTTAACTTAGGTAAGGTTGTTTTATTCTTCCAGGGGAGTGTACTATTAGTTGTAGTTGTAGTATCAGTAGCAAAAAGATAGTTTCTTAACTCTCTCCACTCTGTTTCTTTTTCTCTTCTTTGAATCCACCATTGGTTATAAAGTCCAGCCATTACTCTTGCTAGATTCTCTTGTCCAATCGCCTGTTCTATTTCAGCTACTTCACCTGCCATAATTTATTCCTTAATGTGTTATACCACCAAACCTACTATGGGTTGGTAAAGGTTTATTAAATCCTAAACCTGTATTTGCTCTAAGTTTAGGTGCTAATGATATTGCCATAGCATTTGATAGTGCATCTTTAATATCATCATGTGGTGGATGTACCATCACTAATTCTTCTTCTAGTGTTTGACAATTACCACCTTTATAATGCCAAACTTGTAAATTATCATACTTTGGTTCTAGTACTGCTCCTACCCTCTGTGCTTTGTCTCCTAAGCTTCTAGTAGGTCTAAATTCATCAACTGATAGTGGGATACCATTTGGTTTAAGATAACTGTCCTTAAGCTCTTTAACGATGGTTTGTTGGGCTACTGTAACCTCAGCTCTTATCTTTCTAAATCCCCACTTTTCCCAAGCTTTTAATATATGTTGATAGTAGTCTACAATCTTCTCTGTTTTAAATCTATCTATATCTAATACATAAAAATTGTTTTGATGGTCAACACCAACAACTACTAAAGCAGTATAGTCAGCTTGTTTTCTTAAACTAAATGCAAAGTCAATTGCAGCAAATATATTTAGTTTTCTATCTCGTATATACCAATCACCTTCTCTAACATTTAATGCTGTTTTATCAAAGTACTGAAAGTTATCTGCACTTATCCTAGCACTTTCTGTTGTATTAGGGTCATTGTAATATTGAGCATAAAATTGTGTAGTGTCAATATACTTTGCTTTAATTCTTGCTAACTCTTTGCTATCAAATCCAAATGCTTTGCCATCTTTACGAGTTCTCTTAGCCCATAAGAATTCACCATCTGTTTCTACTACTCTTTGAAATAACTCATATACTTCATCTTCTTTTTCTACATCACCTTCTTCATCATAGTGAGTTTCTTTCATATTAATCATAGTATCATATATATCTTTAGGATGATACCTAGTTCCTACTACCCATTCTTGAGCACCAGGATTTTCAATAGACGCTAGTTGTGAATAAGCATTTGCTACTTTTTCCCTACCATCTTGTGAATAAGCATTGCCAGGAACAACAATATCATCAAGGACAACAATATCGGCATGGAAACCAGTTGTATTACTTGTAAGCCCAACTGCTTTAACTGTTGCATCTCTAATCCCCTCTAGCTTTCTTTGTGGGTGGTCAACAGCTATTTCAGCTACTGCCCACTTCTCTCGTTTTCCTTCCTCTGGATGTATCATGTTACTCCAGTACCTACGATATATAGGGGAATCAATTATTTGTTTAATAGCATATAACTGTTTTTCTGCTAAGTCTGCTGTTGCTGATACATATAATACAGTAGTCTCAGGATGTTTAGTTATATACCATGCTGTTCTATATGCAGCTAGTTTACTCTTCATATGTCCACGAGGAAGTAATACTAACTGATTATCTTTTCTACTTGTTCTACTCCACCAACTTATTAACTCTTCATGGATTGCTCCAAGTAATAAGTGTGGTGCTACTAATTTAATAAATGTAAGTAGGTCTGCTTCTGCAGCCTCTCTGATTTGGTCAATCTGAGTCATGTTATCTGTACCTTGCTGTCTTCTTTGCTACTTTTTTAGGTTGTGCCACATGCTGTTTACCTTTGCGATTACCCTTCGCTTTGGCAGCGTTAGTAGCTCTCTTTTCAGCTGGCGTAAGCGATTTCCAAGCCGCATCAGGAAGGTATCTTTTTTTACCTTTACTCTTCGTACCATCAGATGTTCTCCATTTTTGTTTTGTCCATTTAGTTAAACTCTTTTGCGATTTAGCTTTAGCCACGGTAACCACCACCTTTGGCTTTATATTGCTTAGCTAACATCTGTGCTTTACGAGCTGACCATTGTCCAGGTTTACCACCTTTACCTCCAGCTTTAATCTTATTGAATAAAGCTTTTCTCATTGTAGGTTTAGTATAGTTACCTGCTTTATTTACTGTACTTTTCTTTTTAGTAGTTGCCATTAAGCTTTTTTCTTTTTATGTCTAGCTGCAAAAGCTCTAGCTGCTTCTTTACTACCAAAGCCCCAAGCTTTTAATGCAAGTTTTAATCTAGTAGGTCTTCCTTTTGAATCTTTAAGTGGTCCAGCCATTCCTCCAAATCTAGCAGCAAATGATACACGTCTAGGATTAGTACCTGACTTAACTGGTGCTTTAAGGTTAGAGCCTTGTGCTTTTGCACTAGCTCTACCTTTTGCATTTAAACCACCTTTAGGATTTTTACCTTCTTTTCTTGTCCATGCTGGTGTCTTAGCCATTACTTCTTCTTCTTCTTAGTTTTTGGTTTAGTATGTGTATGACCTTTTGCTTTTAAAGCCAAATGCTTTTTCTTAGTAAATGCCATTTGTCCTTTACCAGTTTTTTTATCATACATCATATGAGGCTTAAATTTTTTATCTTCAGCCATTTTAATAACCCTTTTTCATAGGTTTTTTCTTTTTCATTACTTTTTTCTTTTTCTTTTTATCCATCATACTTATTTCCCCTTTGCTAATTGTCCACCGAAGTAAAACTCAACTATCATTGTTGCCCATTTGAATATTTCATCAAACTTATATAGTCCGTCTACTAGTTTAAATTCTGTACCACCACCCCATTCAAAAAACAAAAAACTTGATTTAGGAATGTCTACTGGTATTACAGTTTGTATATCAAATAAACCTGCTATTGGATATACTGCAACTAATGCTAGTATAAAAAACATTAGTATTCTTCGATTCCAAGCAGCCATTGGTGATTCTTTATTAGACTGCTCTCTCGCTTTATCTATTTCTACAGACTTAGCTGCTAATGCTTCCAGCATAAGTTGATGTTGCTCATGTGCTTGTTGTGATTTAATAGCCATTAGCTTAGCAAAAAATCCTAAAGCTATTGGTACTAAATGTGTAAGCAAACTAACCAAGTTTAAGACATCCTGTTATAAAATAAAATAGTAACATAAGTGTAATTAAAAAACAATAGTATAAAGTCCATATAGGATGGTCATCTATTAAATCAATTAATTTATCTATCACTAGATTTTCCATCCATGTGTTGATGCCCATAAGTATACTAAAGCAGCAAGTAATAATGCCATTATAGCTTTTAAACTAAATCTACCAAACTCAGAAAACTTATCTTCTAACCAATCTTGTAAGCCTTCTTTAATAGCTTGTTTAGTTTCTTCTGGACTAGGCTTCACTTGCTTTATTTCCTTTAGCTTTCCATTTAAGATATTCTTGGTAGTCTGTATTATCTTTATCAAAAGGAATTGATACAGTAGAAGTTTCACCATCCTCTAGCTCTACTGTTTTATTTACCCCAACAATTTCATTTGATATAACACTTCTTACTAATTTATATTCCATAATTATAACTCCGCACTTAAATTAAATCTTGCAGCTGTGCTATTATTAGCAAACATTAATGCTGCATATCCTACTGTTGATGTTCCACCAGAAATAGTAGCTGAAAAACTATATGTTTGAGTTGCTGATTGGTCAACAGAAAAAGATGCAGTTGATAAATTACTACTTCCTGCTTTAGTTAAAAAAGTACCTGATGTGCTTAATGTAGGAGCTGACCTCATTTTTACTGGTAATTCTATTCTTAATAATGGATTAGTTGTTCCAGTAAACATTCCATGAGCAATAAATTCATAAGCAGCTGTACCACCTAGACTATAAAAATATCTTTGACACAGTTGCATTTGTTGTCCAAACTGTAAATGTTCAAAATCTGTAGCATATGTTCCTTCTTCTATTTGTACACCTGTAATTCTTAAATTAGAACTATTGGTTGCTATATGATTTGTTTGACCTGTTACACCTTCTAATACAGAAGAAGTCCAAGTACCTGCTGTTCCTAATCTACTAGAACCTGCACCTATACTAAAATTCACTCTCATACCAAGACCATTAGTAGTATCCCATGTTCCTGATGTATCACCTGCAATAGTAACTGTCTTATACTCCCAAGTATTTGCAGCAGATATTGTATAAGAGAATGGATTAAATCTATTGTAATCACCATTAGCGATTGAACCACCAAATGTTCCTGTTAATGTTGATTTTACCCAGAAAGATAATGTAATTGATTTAGCACTAGCAGTACCCCAATTTAATTTTCCTATATTGTAACCCTCAATCATTTGTTGGAATCTATAACTGTCAGTACCACTTGGTGTTGATGCTGTTGTGACATCTAAAACTACATGATTATTAAATCCGTTAGAGTTTTCTGATGTAGCTAATATGTTAAATACACCTGCACTTCCTTTTCCTCTACCTAACCATCTGTCTACAGCAGGAGTAACACTTGTAGAGTTTACTGTAGTTGAATAGTTACCTCTTTGATTAATACGCATATCACCATTAATGATAAGATTCTTACCTACAGCAGCAGATGGTTGAACAGTTCCATCATTAAATGTAACACCATTTGTTCCGTGAATAGCTACTGTCATTATTTATCTCCTTTTGGGTATTTGTTTTTAACTGGTAGAATCATATCTGTTTTCCATGCTTCTATACCA